GTATATTTTATTTAAAAGTTTTTTATTATCTTTATTTTTCTTATTAATTTCTGATTGTTGTTTTAAATCCTTTAATTTGGATTTTTTATTATGCCCTTTTATTAATGTGCTAACTACGGATACATTTTGTGCATTTTTGCCTACATCATCTCCTTTATGAACTGCCGCATAAGTATTTTTTCTAATTGTATCAATTGCTCTTTTTGGATTATTTGCATCATCTGATTTAGTCATAAAATTCTTAGCAACTTTCATTTTATGAGCATCTTGATTAGAACCACTTTGTTTTTTCTTTTCTATTTGCCTACTTACTTTATCTTCTGGGAATGGTTTAAATTTCTCAAGTAATGATATAAATTCTTTATAGGTCTTCATAAGAATTTTATTTGTATTTATGTTACTCCTCCTTCTCTTCCAACTCTTTGGAGTGTTCCTTTTTCTAATGTCTCTTACACAAGAAAATAAATAGTCATAAGTCGCAAGCACTTATGGAACCTCTCCAGTCGCCTCAAGACTATTTGTTTGATCTACAAGCAACAAGTCAATCGGAAGCAAAACGATTATGGAGAAAGGAAATAAAAGAAAGTTGGGATCATAAATGTGCTTATTGTGATTCCGAAGAAGATTTAACTTTAGATCATGTAATTCCACAATCAAAAGGTGGTTTAGATATTGCAAGAAATGTGGTATGCTGCTGCAAATCTTGCAATCAATCTAAAGGACATGAGCATTGGAAGTTGTGGTATGTTCAACAGGACTTCTACTGCGAAGAGAAATTTAATAAGATAGAAGACTGGATGACGCCACCAAAACCAATCAATCTTTATACATATCGTCCAAGAAAAAACATTGCATATTAAATGATTAGTTCGGAAACACCTTATAAATTGGCGGAAATCATCAGAGATACTTGGCCTCAACTTTACAGACCAATGAAAGAAGACTATAATAAGGAAAAGATTTTAAATGATGAACGACTATTGGATTGTGACAGAAAATAGGACTGGAAGAGTTATCTGTCAGTGTGGAGATATTCATGATGCAATCATGATGGTTGCACTTCAACCAGATAAAAGATCTTATAGTCGTCAAAGATTTATTTTAGATCAAGTCATTACAGTAACTTCAACAACTGATAAGCAACTTCCTGGACAAGTTGGGTTGCCTGCTGCTAAAGAACAGTTGCCTCCAATAGAATTAGTGTGGTTGCCAGAAGGGCAGGCAATTCCAGTCAATGCTAAATAACTTTCAGTTTTATCTCAATTATGAAATTTACAGTTTATTCTAAAGATGGTTGCCCATATTGCACAAAGGTGCAGCAAGTGTTGGAGTTAGCAGAACTACAGCACGTTGTTTACAAATTGAATATTGATTTTACTCGTGAAGAATTCTATGCAGAATTTGGGGAAGGATCTACTTTTCCTCAAGTGATTGTTGATGATAAACATATTGGTGGATGCACCGATACCATTCAATATTTGAAGGAACAAAATCTAGTTTAATGGAAAACACTTTTCACGAAGTTTATGGTGATGTGGAAAAAGCAATTGATTATGCTTTTGAAGGAAAGTTTGTTTTGAAGTTTTATGATTATTTGAAAATTCGTGGAACAAAACGTCACGAAGTTGAGGAGTTTATTGAAAGCAATACTGCAAGTGAAATCAATAATCTTGTAATAGATTTGGATGATTATCTTGAAGGTGGTGCTGATGAAATTCATAAGCAACTTCGTGAAGGTTATGGGCACATCTCAAAACCTGAGGCAAGAAAAATTAGAAATTACTTGTATGGTATCCTAGAAGATGCCCGGAAATACAGTCATGATAAACGACCAGGAAGAAGAAAGAAGCAAACTAAATAAGTCAGAACCCGAAATTAATCGGGGTGTTGAGTTATTACTCAGAAACAGGAGGAAGAAGTCATTAGAGCCAAAAACTTTTCAAGTGAAGTTTGGTAAGATGATCTCTCTATTCCGCAGAGAGTTTCACTTTTTTATAGAATTTCATTTTGATATTAAGAAAAAATAAACTTTCTGGAGAGAAAAATGGAATCAGCATATGTAATAACATTCACCATAATGTTCACGTTGCTCTTTTTTATGGTTGGGAGTATAATTGGTTGGTTAACCTACAGGCACCTGGAAGAATCTAAATCTCCCTATTTGCATCCAGAGTTCTTTGATGAAAATGGACAAGTAATACCTGATGAAATAGTTTCTGTACGATTTGAAAACGAAAGCGATTACGATTATGACTACGACGAAGACGAAGAAAGCAACGGAAGTATCAATTGAAACTCTTCCAACAAATCCTTTTGTATTTGAAGTTTTAGAACTTGCTTCAAAACAAAGAAGTAATGCTAAAAAAGTAGAAGTTCTACAAACATACGAACACGATTCTCTCAAAGCAGTTTTGATTTGGAACTTTGATGAGAGTGTAATCAGTATGCTTCCAGATGGTGATGTCCCTTATGCAGACACGGGCGATCAGACAGTTTACTCGGGGACTTTATCACAGAATCTAGCGAGAGAAGCAGCTGGTGGATTATCTGCAACGGGACAAGACCTTGATGGTAGAGGTCGCACATCTCTTCGTAAAGAGTATCAAAATCTATATCACTATGTAAAAGGTGGTAATGAGAGTTTATCTTCAATTCGTAGAGAGATGATGTTTATCAATCTTCTGCGTGGTCTTCATCCAAAAGAAGCAGAAGTATTAATCCTTACAAAAGATAAGCATCTTTCAAATAAATATAAGATAACTTTGGAGAATGTTAAAGAAGCATATACTGATATTACTTGGGGAGGTCGTTCATGACAACAGCAGTTAACACGGAGAAAGATATGGCAGAACACGATAGAAAAGAAAGAAGTGTTCTGCCCTCCACTTATGGATGCGAAATCATTCTGGAAAAAACAACTGTTGAGCAGACAAAAGATTCGTCCTTTCCAAGTGATGCATATTTGATTTGGTATAATGATGGAGTTAATGATTGTATTGATTTGGTAAGAGGAATGAGAGTTCGTATTTTTGACATGTACTATGACAAGTATGGTCCTGGTGCTATTCAGAAAATTGATTTTGGATATGGAAGAACAAGTCCTAGACTATGGGGATATAAACAACCAGAGAGAAAGAAAAAAGGAAGATGAGTGAGGGTTTTAAGGGGTTTGCTAAACCAGCGAAGGATAGGGAGTTCAAACTTTACATTAAAAATAGAGAGGTAGATAAACTGATTAAGGAATATAAGAAACTTAAAAAATATCAAAAGTCATCTATTTTTGAAATTGAACAGCTATCTGGAAAAGAAACAAAAATAGATAAACTACTTAATGAGTATGGGATAGATCCTGAAGCAATTGAGTAATGGGAAAGCACTATCTACTTAATCTATACGGATGCTCTTTTGCTCTCCTAGATGATGAGCACTGTCTGATAGACTTGTTAGAAAACGCAGCAGTAGCAAGTGGTTCTACGGTGATTCAGACCATCTCAAAAAAGTTTGAACCACAAGGAGTGACTGTGGTCTGTTTATTAGCAGAAAGTCATATCAGCATTCACACTTGGCCTGAAGAGGGTAAGGCAGCAGTAGATGTTTATACGTGCGGAGACTGTAATCCTAAGATTGGATGTGACATTATCATCCAACAACTCTACGCAACGAATCACACCCTGAGTTATATAGAACGGTAACAAAAGTTACAAAACTGCTTGACTATATAGCATACAAGATCTATAATGATCTTACGTTCATCTGGAAACAGACGGAAGTAAGCCGACTCGGAACGGATCGTTCATCTATGGAAATCATTCTCTGGACCTGTATTGAAGCTCAAAAACTTATCAATAATGTTCGCACCTCAAAAGTGCCAAATGAGATAAAGGCAGAGCTCATTCAAATTCATAAAGAACACGCACCAAAGACTTGTAAATTCATAGACGCAAAAGCCGACTGAAGGAACGCTCTTTAACCTCAAAACCTAAGGAGAACCCTAATGTCGAAAGTAGTATACCGTGGTGTCGAATATGATACCGTACAGCGCCGTCAAGCACAGGTACAAT